TTCAAAAGCTTGATTCTTAAAGTATGTAGCTAGATTAACACGAGAAAGCAAACGGTTAGTTTGTTCTAGATTTAACACTTGATAGTGTTGGAAGTTAAGAGCATTCTCAGTGTTAGTAATAGACGTATCTAAAGGTAACATCTGGAAGTTCTTCATTGCAACGTAGGCTTTTGCTAAGTTGTTCTTTCCCCAATCTTCTCCCAATGAGTGTCTAGGTAAAGCATTCTGATCTAACATGATCACAGTACCTAATTCATCTACAAGAATATCAGCAATTTGGTTATTTACAATGTTATAACCAATCTGGTAAGGCTTCATTAAATCTACTAAAGATGTAGACTTAGTGTTTCTATCTGAGAATACAGATCCTTCTACTGGTAATTTACAACCGTACAATGTAGAATCTCCTTTAAATTGGAAAGGTACTCGTCCTGGTTTAGAACGATTAATACCTAAGTAAATAGGATTAATACCACTTGCATTGTTGTTCATCCCAAAATATGCAGGGTAGTTAGGCCCAATTTTTACTCCACCCCATACCTCATTAATCCAAATCCAATCAATATGTTCTCCTGCAATTAAGTTCTCTTTAGTTTTATTCTTAAGTACACTTGTATCATAGATAGGTTTTTGAGTAATAGCATATGACTCATCTACCACATCTTGCATAACTTGTCCGGTCTCATCAATCTTAATTAAATGTCCAACTTTACGCTGTGACTTCCAATAGATATGAGCTACACGTAACATATCTGTATTCTGATAATCTGTATAATCTTCAGATTCAGACATGATATAACTAACTATATCATTACCAGCAGTACTATTTTGCTCCCATACAGACATAAACTGACGGTATTGTAATGATGGCATGTTAGTATTCCATTCATGAGACTTAGTAGCATCATAATAAGAACCATCATTTTGCATTCCTTGCAATGGATATCCTGCTGCTCTTGTTGGATAAATAGCTTCCAATGATTGTAATTGAGCATCAGTCATTAAATATCCATACTTGTCAATAATATCAGAGACTGTATATAACTCAACTTTACCTACCCAGTTACCTTGAGAGATATACCTAATGTCTGGAGACTTATGATAGAAAGTAACCAATGGGTTCCACAATTCTAATTCATAATCATCTTCATTCATCTTAAAGTGCCAGAACTCTCTATCTGTGATTAACATATCACGGAAAGCTCTTTCCTCAAGTTCATCCATTTTAAATCTTTCCTCATCCACACGGGCTTGGTGTTCTGCCCACTCTTCTAACATTGAACGATAGTCTTTCTTAAAGAACTGTTCAATCTCAGGTAATGATTTAAGATTTTCTGGGGCTAATGCTTTCTGAATCTCAGGATCTTCCATATCAGCACCCTGCTCAATCATACTCATAACCATCTTACGTTCAGCATCAGCTAATAGCCTTTGCTCAATCATAGCTCTTTTCTGATCTAATAATTCATTGTAAGAAATCTCATCTACAGCCCGGAATGTTACTCTTGTATTTCTTTTAGCAAATTCTGCTACTAATACATTAATTACATTAGGAATAATTGGGTAAAATTTTAACTCTAATGCTGACTGATCTTCTTTAGTAAGAACATCAATTAATTCAGCATACTCTACATCTTCCTCAACTATATAATCACTACGATCAATAATACCTTTAGCAAGCTTGTAGTTCTTAGAGAGTCTGCGTGCATTTCTACGCAACTGCTTCATACCCTGCCACTCTAACCAATCAAGGTTATGTGCAGCCCAATCATCATCTTTATCCTTTCTTGGAATAAATTGGATTGGTTGAGTAAGAGTACTCATCTTATTGTATTCTGCCTTAGCTCCATTTTTGAGCTGCATAGCATTATATAACTGCATAGTCTGTAATTGTTGTATTAAATTGTTCTATTAATTCATTAACATTAATGTCAACAGTTTCTTCATCTTCATCAGAATAATAACTGATATAAGTTACATTAACTGTAACATTTTCCATCGCTGTAGTACTCATGCACCAGTTTATCATTTTAAATTTCTAAACGCCTGTTTTGGTCTTTGCATATTACCAGAAGACCCACTTTTTCCAATATGCCTAAAAGCCCCTACTTTTAATTTATATAAATCTTTTGACTTATCCAAACTTTCAGGGTTTAGTTCTCTACGTTTTAAATATCCACGGTTTGATTGTTGGATCTTTGCAAAGGCTACAAGAGCTGTAAATGCCACTAATCTATCCACGTTTAAACCCTCTCTATATGCCAACATCTCTTTAATCAGCATAGGATCTGGTATTCTAGATACACCATAGGTAGTCTTTACAACTGTACCATCTGTTTTATAATCATGATCAATCTCCTCTCTAAGAAATTCAATTGCATAAGAAAGTAAATGAGCTTTAAATAAGGTACCCGTGTTTCTCCAACCATACTGTTGATATACACTAGCATTACTACCAATGTCTTTCAAGAATAAAATCTGATCTTTAGTAACTAGGTATCTCTGTTTTCTCTGAGATATCATGTACTGGATAAATAGGGATACGTTATTCTCCACTAATGTCCAAGCGTTATACCACTCAATAATTAGTTCTAGTCTTTCATGTGTTTTCTTGATATCATCAAAACGTCCACACCATGCTGCTACAATTCTATCCTGTTCTATATGCGTTTTCTGTTCTCCACCCTCTTCTCTAGATACTTCCACAGGAGCTTTATAAACAAAAATGGAACAAAGAGAATCAGAGGTAGTAGTCTTACCTTCAGAAACCGGGTCAATACTTGCATAATACATTCCAAATGTAGGATCTTTTTTAGGTCTTTCCCACACGACCAAACATCCTGTCTTATCTTCTGTCTTTTTAGAGATAGGAAACTCATTAATAGGTAGTTTATTAGAGTCTTTAACAGCTAAATTACTATGCTCATCTCTATATAACTCTAATAATTCATAAGCATATTCTTTATCTTCAATTCTTCGTAATTGTGCAGCAAGTAAATGTACAGAAAATACAGACTCTCTTCTAAATGCAAAAGCCTCTTCAATATTTGTAGGCTTCTGGGAGATACGTAACTGGTACTTATCAGGCTCAATCTCTTTCTTCCACTTAATCCTCTCTTCTTTAATAGCTTCTAAAGCAGTCTCTACTAATGAGTTACCATACTTATCTACATACGGCATCATTGACCACTGTTCAGGAATAAATAATCCGGCTGTACCAATAGTCCCTTTGCCATCTAATAGATTAGTTTCTACAGCAAAAATATCATTAGCTTCCGGGTTCATGATTAAGTTCTTTAATGGTTCACACTGATCAAGGTCACCGACAGATCCTGCTGCAATAAATACTCCGGTAGTTACCATACCAGATTGTAATGCAGGACGTAAGTATTCATAAGTCTCCCCCATCTTAGGAGCAATACCTGCTTCCTCGTGGAAGAAGTACTGACAAGGACCACCCACACCCGCTGTTGCAGATTTCTCAAATGACATACCTTGTATAGTACCTTTTAATCCTACCTCAGTTTTCTTATTCCCTTTTCTTACCTCAATCTTTTGCTGCCATAGCATTACTTTATCCGGGTTCATTGGTCTGTACCAGGCAGTATGCTCATTCAAGAACGATGCATACTCATCTAAGAACTTCCATGTACCCTTATCATTTATATAATCTTTAAGCGAAGCCCCTATCTTAAGAGTAACACCCTCTTCAAACCATAATGAGTTGATTAGTTTACCAGCATGAAAGTATGAAGATGCAATCTGACGTTTCTTAAGAATAGCTACGTGCTTGTAATATAGTTCAGCCAAGATCTCGTACAGAGCCATGTGGTACTGAGCATCCCGGACTTTAGCAAATCCAAACCTCTTCTCTTCTTTATCATAAATAGGTAAGAAGTTTAACCACATGTAATAATCTCTGCTTAAGTACCAAACATTTGTTTGATCCTTATACAGTACACCATTCCTGCATTTCTTTTTCTGGTCATCCCAGTAATATATGTAATCCTTAGATTTAAAAGGCGCTACTGTATAGAAGCCTAACTTATTAAAAGTAGTTGCCTCTTTATTAAACAATAGACTAGTCTCATTAAAATTATACTGCCCTGGTTCCTTAAATAGTGTAAGTAAATAACTCCTCCATTCTTCTTTAGAAGAAAATTCTGTAGTTGTCCAAACACCATTATCCCAAGTAGGAATTTCAATAATACTATTCATCTTCTACAACGTCTACAATGCTTTCAAAGTTTTCAGGTTTACCATTTGTAGTAATAATCATATAAAGTAATGTATCAATTGTCTTAGATGCAATCTTTGACTTACATTCTTTACCATTACCAAAATATGCTTCTTTATCATCACGATGAAAAGCATTCCATTTTTTTGTGTACGTGTTGTAATTAAACAACCAGTCGTACAAGCTGTGTTCTATATCATTGATCATAAGCTAATCCTATATTTCCTCTTACTTGACTTTGCTGTTCTTCAGCTAAATCTTTATATGCTCCCTTAAATGACTGTCTAATCTGCTCAAACTTAGCAGCAGCATTCACTAAAGCTGTAATATTACCATCTCTACCATGCTGTATTTCCGTAGTCTCCATGTAATGGGCTAATCTATCCAGCATAGACTTAATTCCTACATACGTTCTATACGTAGGAGTCTCGTATAACTTCTTACATGTATTCATACCCCGGATAATTAAATCATCCTCAGTAGAAACATCCATATCAATCTCAGACATTATAATCTCTTCCTTCTCATGTTCAGGAACATTGAAGAAAGGATTAAGATCTGGGTTAGGGCAAGTCATATAAAACAGGTAGGTATATACTTTTAGGTAGTCATCCGGATATTCCGTCATTATATCATTAAGAGAGGAGATTGTATAACAATGTTCCGTAGGAACCACTTTATTATTAACTATATCAAATAGTTTAATTAGCATCTTGTTTATGTTTAATTAGGTTTATCACCTCTGTTTTAAGGTAGGGTAGATCATAAGGAACAATCTTTTTAACTAAGGGTTCCCCTTGATTATCAAGCTTAGTAATAGGGTTACCAAACTTATCTGTACCCTCTGTATAAAACAAAACGTGGTGAATTGTTAGTTTTCCCGGTTTTAGTTTTGGGTTGTGCTTCAATATAATATACATATATGTAGACAACTGTAGTGCATAATGCCAGAAATTACAGTCATCTAGGTGACTAACGGGCGTTAGCATCTTTTGACTTACACCCTCCCAATTTACATATGATTCTTTTTTAATCTCTTTATTGGTCTTGTAGTCTGTAATATTAACTT